TGCAAAAGAGGAGCGCAGCAAAACATACGCTCCTCTTTTTTTTACTCGTCGCTTTCGCCTGTAACGAGTTTTTTCTGTGTGCCGTCAAGGTTCACGCTGAACGGAAAATTGGCTGTCAGCACCTCGACCTTGCCGTGAACATGAGTTGAGCGGCTGGTCATCGAACAGTGCATACTGATTTCCGCAGTATGCCAGCCATGCTTCTCTATGCACTCCTTTAGGTATGTGTTGCGGTATGAACTCAAAAGGAACTTGCCTTTAATCTCTCCGAGCAGGTCAAGCAGAGCGTTGAAGTCCTCCTGCGTGTAGCCGTCATAATGCCCTTGGTCAGAACCGACATACGGCGGGTCGATGTAAAAGAATGTGTCGGCGGTATCACGGCTTCTGATGACACGAAGAGCGTCGCAGCACTCAATCTGCACCCTATGCAACCGCTTTGCATATTCCTCAGTAAATGCCTCACGCTTGTTGTCCAGCTTCTTGCTCATTCCGCCAGTCCTGTCGTAGCCGAAACAGCCGTCGAGCTTGCAGCCGTAAGAACCGTTGGCGAGCATCCAAATAGCCCAAGCCCGCTTCACGCGGTCGAACATATCGGGATTCTCGTAGATTACCTCCGCCTGTCTGTGCTTGTCGCGGCTGTGGAGAGAAAGGCTGATTTCATGCTCCAAAGCTGGAAAGTCGTCCTTCACGACCTCGTAGAAGTTGATAAGTTCCCTGTTCGTGTCGTTTATGATTTCGACCTCGGAAGGCTGCTTTGCAAAGAAAACAGCACCGCCCCCAAAGAACGGCTCACAGTAGATACGATGCTCAGGAACAAGCCCAATGATAAGAGCAGAAAGCGACTGCTTTCCGCCATAATAAGAAATAGGTGTTTTCATAAAAGATTCCCCTCAATAATAATTAGGGACTAAACCTGAAGACTGGAAACACCGATACTTTAAACGCTCGTGCATGAGTCGGATGGAAGCAGGATTTCCTGTGGCTGTTCTAGCAGTCGTCAGAGGGTTGCCGCCCTCTGGTTTCTGTCCGTTATTTTACCCAATGCTAAAGATACATCTTCCTGACGAAACAGATGTGTTAACGAGCGTTAAAAAAGCCCGCTGTTTGATTCAGCGGGCTTTGTCATTTATTTTGAAATGTTAGGAAACAAGCTGCTCTGCTTCTTCAAGGGTGAATCCCAAGCGGAACAGGCGGGCATTGTCGCTTTCACGCTTCTCAAGCTGAATGCGTTTCTGAACCTGTTCGCCAGTCTTCTGGTCTGTTTCTGTTGAGGTGATTACCTGATGGCTCTCATCCTCAATTCCGTTTTCTCCTTCGGCAAGTTCGCCTGTCGGCACGAACTCAAAACGCCCTGCGATAAGGCGGCGGAGTTCAGCTTTAGTTTCCTCAGGGTATGTCTCTATTCCGTTTAGGAAATCCTGCTTTGTTGCGAATGTACGCGGGCAACCTCTCATTTTCGCTCCTATGTCAATGTAAAGTAAAAATGCTTCCCGCTTTTCCTCTGCTCGATTGTGGCTTCAAACGGCATCTGAGCCTTGTATTTCTCAATCTGCTCGATAATGACCTTTGAGCCTGTAAATGTGACGAACTTCTCGCCGTCCTCCGCAAAGGAAAACTGGAGCATCACACATCCGTCCGAATCAAACTGCGATTGCAGCGACCGTGCGTTCCAAATAACTATTTGCTTCCCGACAAGCTCCTGAAAAGGCTTTTTAGCACCGTCCAAGTGCTCCTCGTCTGCGGCAAAATCCGAAAACTTGTGCATAGTTAATTCTACTCCATTTTTCGCGAATTTTCAATTATGTAGCGGTCTCTGATTTCGGCAAGCCCCATTTTCTGCGACAGGTGGTAGGCGTTGGCGTGTGAGAGCCAGCCCGATACGCTGTCAAGGATGGAGCGGAGTTCGTCAAGCGTTATTTCGCCTGATTCGTAACGCTCTGGAAGCACGGCGACTTTCTTCATCATTCGTTTTGCAGTGCGTTTGCGAACCAAGATGTAGTTGTCAAAGTGTCTGTACCCCAGGAAATCAACTCCCTGCTTCACATTAAATACATCGGAACGGCTGAACTCCAAATCAAGCCTCGTGTGTATGAATTCGTCTATTCTTTTCCTGCACTCGTGAAGGTAGGTCTTGTCGTCGCCAAAAAGAAGAAAATCATCACAGTATCTGATGTAATCGCGGATTTTCAGTTCATGCTTGCAGAAATGGTCTAGCGATGTAAGGAAGAAGTTTCCGTGCCAGATACTCGTAAGGTTTCCGATAGGAGTGTTCTTTCCGCCGCCAAAAGAGAAAATGTTGTCTTCCAGCAGCTCAAGGAATTTCATATCTCGGATTTTTGCCTTGTACATATCAAAGAGAATGTCATGCCTGATTGACGGATAGAAATGGTGTATGTCACATTTAAGGCAGTACTTGTTCCGCCTTACAGCTTCCATGCAGCGGAGACTTCCAGCCTGTTGACCGCGACCGTCAAGGCAAGCGTAGCTGTCAGAAATAAAATAACGCTCATAATACGGCTTTAAGACATTGACAATGGCATGATGAACTATCCTGTCGGGATTGAAAGGCAGAATGTAGATGATTCTCTTTTTAGGCTCAAAGATGATTTTGCTGTGATACTTCGATGTGTGGAATGTACCGTTGATGACAGCTTGGCGTGTCCGCTCTAAACGCTCCGCAGGGTTCAGCTCAAAGCTCTGAACCTGTTTCTGTCGTGATTTTCCCTTCTTTGCCGAAAGATAGGCGAGGTTGAAGTTTTCCTCTGATATAAAAGGCTGCCAAAGGTCTGACCAAGTTTTCATTCTAAAAAAATCGGCAGCCCTGCGTTCGACAAGCTACCAGTAGGACTGCCGCTCCGTTGAGTGTTCTGGCATTCCGCCAAAGTAACAGGTTCAGCCGGAGTTACTACCCCGTATCGCCCCGCGACCACCGATGTTCGCGTTAACCGCAGACCGAGCGTTGTTACCATTACGCGCACGAGAACCGCAATGCGAAGAGTTGTTCCAATTCGCGCCCGCCAACAAAGCACGGATTCAACCTGTTACTTATGTCTTGCGACATAATAATAATATAGCATAAAAAAGGACTGTCTTCAATCGGAGACAGTCCTTTAGTAATTTTTGAGCGAGCGGCTTACGCCGCATAGACATTGCCGCTACGCGGCTCGTTTTCCGTTTTTCAGTTTCCGCTTTACAGTTTTCAACTTGCGTGTTTCATGCGGCTCGCCCCGCGACCACCGAAGTGCGCGCTAACCGCAGACCGAGCGTTGCGACCATCACGCGCACGAGAACCGCAATGCGAAGAGTAGTCCCAATACGCGCCCGCCAACAAAGCATACGAAGCTCCGTATGTTCCGCCGAAATCTGCTTGTCCGTCGTAAGTTGACCACTCAGAAGAGCCGTTCGCTGAGACCTCTTCAAGCCACTGCCACATTGCTCCGCAGCAGTCCTCGCAACCTATGAATGAAATCATCCGTCTTTCTGCCGTGTCCACATGACCGCCTGTTGTTACTGGATCTGCTGAACCCTTAATGCTTGTTCCTTCGTTACTTCCGAGGGCGATAGAACTGAACTCGTGGTCATGCAAAAGACGCTTTCTTACATGACGCATATCGTCCTGATGATTCTGATGCTCACGAGTATCAGTAACTGTTGCTCCAAACTCAGAGGCTGTTCCACGACCTTTTCCGCTCTGCAAGTAGATGTCAGCGGCAATGTCGGTGTCAATGTCATACACCATTCCAGCCGGCTCAGCTTCAGGTCGGAAAGAAAGACAGAATACAGATTCCGGCAGAATCTGTCCTGAAAGGAAACCTGCGAGCGGGTGCTGCACTGTAACAACATCATATTTTGCCTTTACTGAAACGCTGATTACTGGCATATTGTAGAAATCATAGAAGCCGTCCTCGTCATCATCAGGATATTGTTTGACAAGAACCCTGTCGCCAGTAACAAGACCGCACGACGGAGATTCGGCGATTTTTCCCTGCAAGTTGCTTCCGGCATTTGCACACAGCGTATGGAAGAAGAAAATCTTTCTTGTGTTTGCCCCTGTGTACCTTTCTGAAATGTCGTTAGGGTAAGTCGCATTGCAGCTTACGACAATTTTTACGCCACCCTCAGTTTCAAAGTCAGGAACGAGATAGCCATAAAAATCACGGCCTTCATCGTGATTAGTTCTTGTTGCGGTTCTTTCGATAGCTTCCTGTATTGCCTCGTTAAGATTGAAAGACTGAACTTCGTCTGTATCGAACCATCTTTGTTCCGTTCCGTTTTCTGTCGGAATATCAAGTCTGATATGAACATCTTTAGCGATTTTTACGGAACGATGGTTTTCATCCTCAAAGTCAAAAGTGACAAATCTTTCTTTTCCATAAGGGAAACCAAGTCTTGCATTTTTAGATGTTCGTGAAACAAACTGTTTCAGAGCTATTGTCTGATTGTTTCTTGCCTCAGCTATTCCGTTCATC